CTTTAAAATGCCTAAATGTAGGGATCCTGTTATCACTGATATGGATTACTTGAAAATTAACCCTAATGCCTTCACTGGAATTATGTGTTCACATCTATACGGAGGTAAGCGTTCCGATTGCATCGATGTCACTCTTCCGATTAGTAAAGTATACTTTAAGATGCTTCGTTCTATGTATATTCGAAATGTCGGATTGTGGTCTATCGGTGCAAGAGAAAAAGATGTAAACGTTGATGAAGACAACTTCTCAACGCGTTTAGTTTCAATGCCCGAGCAAGTTCCTTTATTTGCTTGGCTAGTATACGCTCAAAACTTTACTAGGACTCTTATGAGTATGCCAGAGAGTGATATTTGGATTGGTAGAAATTTCACCTATAAGAACTGTCTCTGGTTAAGAGATAGATTCTCGAAATGGGCATTCGCTGTCTCAATTGATTTTAAGAACTTTGATCAATCTTGTACGAAGCGTTTTATTAGAATTGCTTGTGGAATACTTAGACAATCATACAGTGATAGTAAAGAAAATGATTATTTCTTCTCTAACTTATGTGAGAGTTTAGTCACAAAGTTTTACTGTCTTCCACCTGGTATCGTTTATCGAATTACTAAGGGTATCCCAAGTGGTCATGCATTTACTTCTATTATTGGAAGTATGATTAATAAAATTGCTTTTATTTTCGCTTTATGGTTAGAATATGGTGATAGTATTAATTTCCATGATTACATGGAGATGGTCGTCTCCGGTGATGATGGTATGATTTTAGTAAATGATCTGAAGGTTCTTGCTGCACTCCAACGTAATTTACTTAAATTAGGTTTTACTATCAAGGAAGACATGGTTAAAGAAGCTCTCCCTCTCGGTTCCAATGACTTTGATCTTTCTCCTAAATTCCTTAAGAAACATATCAACAATTTCGGTGAACCCGGTTGGAATTGGAAAGCCGTCTTTAAAAGGATTTTCAATCCTGTGCATTCTAAACCTAAGATAACCGATCTTATTGATGTTGTTAATGACTATATTATTGACTCACCTTTCGATGCTAGATTGACTAATTACTTAATATCGTATAGGGAATTTTTAATCGACGAATTAAAAGTATCATACCCTATAGCGAGACATGAAAATTACGACGATTATTCCATGATTGTTTTAAACAACTCTCTTAGAGTTGGATACAGGAGAGCGTTATATAATGTCAGATATACAGATTCTTTAGATATAATCAATAAATATAAACAAAGAATTCCTATTCAGGAACTTTATAAATATCGCAAAATTCCTGTTAGGTTAACAATGTCGGACATCATCGGTGTCCTTCTTTGGTATATGGATAGTAGTTTATTTTATGTCATTAAGGAACGCTTGTCACAAAATAACTACTATGAAAATATTCTAAAGTACTGTGTATCTGTGCGTGCTCCACCTTTTAGTATCAACTTTGTTAAAGAGGGTGACCAATTATGGCCACATGCTTACATTCATTACAATAACTATCAACATTCACGGAGATTCGAAACTGCTCAACGACTCGGTATGTTGAGTACTGGTGCTCGTTTCTCAAAAGGATGGATAGCGTAGTCTCACTAATGAAGTGGATATAGTATCCTATTGTACTATTGTAAGCTTCATATGGTTGGGTATAACCCATGTTATTCTTATTTAGTTGCTTCGATACACTCAGTATGGTAGTCCCTATACTTTACCATACGGCCCATACTCCACGTTGATAGCGTATATTAAAATCAATGATATACGGGTGGGTTCTATAGTTAGTGCACG